GTTTACTGTATCTCCAATTTGTACTGAAGCTGTAAAGTTTTGTGTGCTATCTACAAGTTTATTTGCTGTTGTAGCTGTTGTAGTTCCAGAATCTTTAATTATTACTGTAGAGGTTTTGACCCACACACCATCTGTTGAAAAGTTACCATATTCTGTTTCTAAATAATCTTTAACAAGTGAGCTTATTTCAAAGGCTATATAATTGTTTCCTGTGATTGCTGTTTTTGTTAATGTGTATTGTGATGGAGATGGAGAAGCTGTATAAGTACCTGAGTAAATATACAAAGTCATTGTTGCTGATTCTATGCTTCCCTGCGAGGGTGTTATTTTTATAAAGTATGGACTTCTTGCGTTTATTATTGCACTCATGTTTTAAATATTTTCAGTTATGTCTTGAACAAATGATTCTGCTAATTCTTTAGGCAATCTTTCAAAAGCTTTTTCAAAAGGTTTAGTGAAGAACATACTAGGTCTAATACCTTTATAATAAATACTTCTAGCTAAAGCAAAATCTAGTGATTTACGTTTTTCAAATTGTCCTCCTACAGCTCTTGGAGCTATTCCTTTTCTTATTCCCCATTTATCAAACGCTTTTGGAGGAGGCATTTTATTAGTATATCTAAAAGGTGTATTGTATTTTTTTTTAATACCACTTACTCCTTTATCTTGATATTCGCCATAATCTTCCATTTCAAAAGACAGGGTAAAACCTTCGGCATTTTGTTGTAAATTATATCCAATAGAATTATAAAGTGCTTTATTTACATTTTTTTTTTGTTTAGTAAGATTGCTTCTTGACTGTTGCACTACATACTTACCAAATCTATTTAACTCTCTTTGTATTTCTCTTAATTCCATTAGCAGATTGTCATGTTAGTAGGAACAACCACATCAAATGTTACTGCCCATCCTGTTAAACTATTCTCAAACCTTTCATTAAAAGGCTCACAGCTTGCTGTTCCCTCCACTTGGTACAGATCACTAAATAAATCCCCTCTCATTAGCTTACTAACTATTCTAGCTGCTATATTAAGCTGAGTATTTAAAATGTCTTGTTCGTTAGTGTTGCCTAAAAAAACATCTGTTATTTCTGTTTTAGGGTCATCTACAATATCCATGCACATAATAGTTACATTAAATGTTGTTGTTGGAGCTGATATAGTAGCTTGATTAACCATGATATGTGATAAAGGAAATATCGTTTGCTTAGACAAATCAATGTCATAGATATTACCGAAGCTTACAGTATTTACAAATGGCTCTGCCTGTAAAGCTGTTTTTAAAGTATCTAGTATGTTATAGTATGCTGTCATATTGTTTTTATAAAAATTGGTGTAAAGGAATTTATATTACTATTATTGGCTTCTTTTATGTAATCATCTAACCATTCTAAAGCAGCATCAAATTCAAAAACATCTTCAGTTACTTTTGCTTTAATTAAACAATCAAGACATTTCCAATAATCATAAATAGCTCTTTTAGGTTGAGTAGTGGTAACTCCTATCATGGCATCTTCAAATCCTTCAGCAAGCACAATACTTTCATCATAAGGTATAAACCCTCTTTCATATAACTCCTCAACTAAAAACTCTTTCATAGCTTACTCTTAATCATTCTTCTTTCTAGCTCTATCTTTTCTTTTTCAAAAGTTAAAAACATTAAACATTGATGGACTGGTAATTTGGTAACTTCATTAATTTGGGTAATGTTTGAGTTACTAAGTCTGTAAATACTTGAATACCAATTCCACTTTCTTCCAAAGTTTGCTTTTGCTGAGAGGTCAGATTCTCCACTTCCTGTTTGAAATAGCTCGGAATATGATTCATTAACTCTTTGCTTAAACTCCAAAAAAAAACTAATGAACCCAGTACAATATCAAGTGGCATTTTCTGCATATCATATTTGTCATAACTCTCATACTGTTCAATCAAATACTTGTTATTTTGTTTTAGTGTTATAGGTCTAAATAAAACTCCCATAGCTTTATCCATAGTTTCCCATTCTGTTAATGTAGAATCTAAATCAACATATTCTCCAAAGGTCATGTCATCAAGCTTAGGTATAAATCCAAATTCTAAATCTTCTCTTTTAAAAGAAGAAATAAACTTTGGCTTTTGCTCAAAGAGTTTGTTTAGGTGTTTTGTTATTTTGTTTATGGAGGTGTATTTAATATTAAGCACATTTTTAAGTTCAATGTTGCAAAATATCTCCACCATTTTCTGTTGCAGAAACAAGCTGTCTTCATTATCTTTTGAAATCTTTAAGAACTTTTGATACTGCTCTAAAGTTATTTCTGATAGTGATTCAGGTACTAGGATTTTAGCTTTCATATATATAATACGATAAAATCAGAAAGTGTACTCCACCCTATTTAATAAAAGTGATATTCTCCTCTGTTTGGATTTTCTAGTTGCATCATAAGTGCATACCTAGCTGCATCAATACAGTCTGGATGTGTGCCTGTAGGCTTCTGTAAATCGTTACCTTCTTTATCTTTTGCCCATATATAACCCTGAAGCTCCTTAATTAAATTCTTGCTTCTTCTAGTTACATAAATTTCATTTTGATTCATTAAATTAATTCCATAGATAATAGAATCTCTGCCTTTTGTTACAGGATAAACTCTATGCCCATAGTTGTTTAATTCAGATATTGATTTAGGTTCTGCTGAATCTGCATAAATGTTTTCTTTTACATTTTGATAAGTTAAAAATAAACTAATGTCTCTATTGTGCATACCTTTTTTATAAAGCAGCTCATCAAAAATGTAAGCATCATTCCATTTGTAAAGTCTTATATAAGTAGAAGGGTCAACAGAATAGCCAAAGTCCATACCTCCACAAAGCAGTCTTGCATTTTCTGGTATCTTGTCAATCTCTTTCCAATCAGAAATACAAACACCCTCTAAACTTCCTATTTCTCCTAAGCCATATACCTTCCACCAGTTTGACCAGTAAGTAGAGGTCTTAGCTTTGTCCTTAGCTTTTTCTATTTCTTTGACTATAGACTCTGGTAAACTGTCATTGTCTTTGTAGGTTAGTGTGATAAAGTCTGTTTCACTTTGACCTATTAGTTCTTTATCTACCCAGAATAGATTAGCAGGATTGTAGTCTAGCCAAATGTTTCCACTTGTTCTAACTGCTAATTGCTGGTAAGCATCAAAAGGTACATTGTTACATTCGTTTATGTATAAGTCTGTTCTTCTTGCTCCTCTAAGTTTGTCTGGTTGGTCTGTGGAGAAAAACTCTATGTAAGAGCCATTACTAAATTCATATTTTAAAGTACTTCTATTGAACTTTTTTTCATAGTACCTATTCAGACTCTTTAAGATACTTAGAAAGTCTTTTAAAGCTCCTCTACGCAAGTGAGGAATAGATTCAGATACTACACTTATTTCTTTGCCTTTGTTTTTAATAGCATAGTCTATTAGGATTATAAGTATAGCTATTGTCTTACCTGCTGAACTCCCTCCTCTAATAATCTTAGTTCTATTGTTTAGGTTTAGTAATTTATTTAAGGCTAAAGTTTTTTTGACTTGCATACTAATCTATAAACAAAGGCAGGTCTTCATTTATTGTAATGTCTTTTGTTTCAATAGGTCTTCCCCTACGATAATTTAAATAAAGCTGTATGGCTCTTAAATCTCCATCTGCTATTAATTCTTTAAGTTGTTTTATAACATCTTCTTCATTAATAATCAAATCTAGTTTTTCTATTAAATCTTGTTCTTTAGATTTAGGCTTTCTACCTGCTCCTACTCTTTTACCTCCATTATATTTTCTTTTATCCATAATTGAAAAAGATTGATTAATCAATTTTTATATTCTCATTTGGGAGGGGTACTTCTACATTAAACCACTCCCTTAAAAACTCTACACATTTTAAATGATACTCCTCTTGTTCTATTGTAGAGTTATCAGTTGTAGATTTAGGTATCTGTATTATCTCTGCTGTCTCTTCATTTACTCTTTCTTCAAATAAGAATCTATTTTTAAAAAACTCATGTGCTTTCTCTTTAGACCATACTTCTCCCCATTCGTTATATATAGCACTTACAGCTATAGGAATTATTACTCCAAAGTAGTAGGCATTTTGTGGAGAACTTCTAAACTTTCGTTTTTGTTTTATTATAACCTCCACTTCTTTTCCTTCAAAGTGTTTTACTGCATTTGCTATCATGCCTTTGTTTCTCACAAACTTTCCAGAGGAGATTTTTGACATGACAGCTATGCTTTTCATTTAGTCTCTATATATAACTAACTTGTCCTTTTTGTTATATACTGAAAACCCTCTTTTTTCAAGAACATTTATCGCATCGTTAACTTCTCTCTCTTGCTTTCTAAAGTGTTCAAAGATTTCGTTGCTAATTGCTTCTGGCATATATGATTTTTAAATTATACTTCTATTTAACTTCTACTTCCTATATTATATCTCAATGGAGAAATAGTAGGTTTGTTTTTTTTATTATAATTCCATTTATCTATAATGTTTCCTTCTAAATCTATTACAGTATACCCCTGTAATGCTAAAAGCTTAATTGCTTTTATTTGTTCTTTAACTTTTTCATTTATTGTATTAGATTTAAATATTTTATTCCCAATCATAATCACCCTTCATAAAACCTATTTTTTATATTCCAGATATAATTGTTTCATTACGTTTATCATTTCTCTTACACATGAACCACAGGAAGAAACTTTTCTATGAGCTGCAAGAACTCTATTGTGTATTGCTACCATTTTAGTCTGCTCATCGTATGTTAGCTGTGATCTTCTACTTTTATAAAAATTATCTAGCCAGTTGTATTCCTCATCATTTAAACATTCTGTAGATCGGTAGGGAAACATTTTATTAAGTAATGCTTTTCTCTCATCACATCCACAGTCCTCAATGCCTACTGCTTCAGTAACTTTTTCTACTACTTTTTTTATTCCAGTTGCTTTTGTGAACTTTTCTATACTATCTCCTAAACCTTTAGATTTTGGAGCAGCTTTTTTCTTAATTGCTTTTTTAGCTTTAACCTGTTTTGCCATAATAATAATCTTTTGCTACTTCTTTTTTTATTGTTAGTTTACACCTTTTAAGTGTTTTAAATACAGACTTACTGCTTATGGTAGTAGCTGTAGAAATCTTTCTTATACTAGG